TAAACCTGTCGGTGTAGTACTGCGCTAAGTCACGAGCCTTGCCTACAAGGTAGTCTACTTCCAACTTATCAGCGGTAGTGCTATTCTCCGAGTTGTGCTTGAACACCCCGCCATTGCCGATAGTGTACGCAGCAAAAGGCAGGTACTCCACCATAGCCCAATGGATAAGCATCGGCTGAAGGTAGTCGTTTACCAAAGCCAAGTAAGGGTTGGCAAGAGTATTGGCAATAATATCGTTACTGATCTTATCGTAAAGCTTTGTGCCTGTGTAGTTTTGGATGTGAATCTCCTGTGCTATCTTAATGAACTGTATAAATTTGTCCGTGTCCACATTACCGCCAATAGCGGTGTTGCGAACTAAGTCCTCTCGTTTAATCCATAATGCCGTTGCCATTTCTTATCTGTATTTTAATGATCCTCTTGATGATGTGTCAATGGGTCGTGTTTGAGCAGCATCCCATCCATTAGGAACGAGCTTGCTGGTTGGCACGCCTTCTTTAATTGCAGCTTCCGTTGATACTAGCTTGTCGTTGTCTAGACCTTCGTTGGGTAGGAACTTACCGCCCTGCTTTTTGCGGAAGTAAACCAAACGCCTCCAAGCGTGATGGCAGAATGCTCCACCCTTCCACTTCCAGATAGAGTACACGCTCTGACCTTGCGGTGCAAACTGACCATTCTCTCCGCTAAAGCTCATCATATCGATGTCTTCTTTGCGAAATACCGTTCCTCCGTTTGCTGCTCCTACCATCTCACGGCAGAACTCACGGGAGTTGCTGCTGATGTTACGGGTGTACGCATAGCGAATCTTGTAAAGTCCGCTATCAAAGCTGCTCTTTTCTTCGGGGTTACTGAAATCTTCTACGGCAAAATTGTACTGGGTAGCGAGGTGTGTGTCCTCGTTATCTGGGTCGTTGACTACCTCATCGCTGATGAGTTCCCATTCTTCTAAATCAACGACCTCACCCTTTCCCCGCAGAGCATCTATCCACTTATGCTCATCATCTTGGGAAAACTCGGGTACCTCGCTCTTAAACTTGTGCGACTTCATCTGCGAGATAATAGCAGAGGAGTTGCCCTTAAAGAGGGCATTGGCAACCTGTGGGTCAAACTGAAGCATCTGCACCAAGAAAGTGATAGCTTGGTCTACCGTTAGAACGCCATCCTTTACGCTCTGCATAATCTGCAAAGAGCTTGCAATCTGCGCTCCGTTGTAGGATGCCTCCTTCTGAATTAGCTCCTCGTTGGCTTCACTTACCTCGATAGGGGCAAGAACGTCTGTTTTAACGCCTGTTGATTCTTCTACAACCTCTGCGTCTTGTACCTCCGTTTCGGTGAACTCCAAAGGCTGGAGGGTCTTGAAGTACAAGTTTAGGCTGATGTCGTTGTAGGCCAAGATTTGGTCGATACCATCAAGGATAATCTCCTGCTTGGGGCGGATTACAAGGTTATCCAAAAGCATAGAAGCGGTCTTCAGTTCATCGGCATTGTTGCCTAGCCCCGAATTGTCCTTAATACCCAAGAGCATAGGGCTTACAATACGGTGCGATACCATTATCTTCTGAGCTGCCTCATCAGATAGGAACTGATATTGGGCTGCGGCATCCGACAACTGAACGGTGTCGATGGTTGCAGCGAGGTCTTTGTTATCGTTGAACGCAAGGATGAACTTTCCAGAGTTGCTGCTTCCGCTATATTTTTGAGCAATCTGATTTTCTATTTGCCTACGCTCCTCCTCGCTAGGCACCCCATTATTGAAGTTAATCAAAAGGGAGGGGCTTAAAGAGTTCTGTACGTTGTTGATATGGTAGTTGGCGATTTCCTCCTCAAGCTCCGAATATGGTAACGAGCCTTGATAATCGACGGGCGAGTACGCGTAAAAGCCTGCGCGGTAGGGCTTTATGTAAAGAATCTCTAGCCCTTCTTTGCTTGTGCCAAACGCAGGAATCCGAACAGGCGTTTCTTTTCTGCTGGCTACATCTACCCAATTTCTTGCGTAGTAGTAAGCATCAATGTCTCCTTCATCGTTTGTCCTAGCGGCCCTTAATGTTTCAATGGGTATGTGCTGCACCTCTACAATCATATTGTGGTCGGTAGAGTACACAACTTGAAAGGCGCATTGGCCCATCATAACGTAGTCCGCTACTATTTTCTGAAGGCAAGGCTTCGTAAACAAACCACGCATCGCTGCATACTCGCTTGGCTTCTGGGCAGAGTCCGTTGCGTCCAGACCCTTACCAAAGGTCAAATCCATCAAAGAGTTTAAGATGGCGTTATTGGTGGGGGAGCCGTTATATCGGTCAATTAGATACCCGAAGTAGTCATTGTTCTCTCCGTATTCGATATAGTCCTTGCCCTGCACCTCTCTAATGACAGGCGTGGTGTAGGAACTGAAGTTCACAACGTGGACTTTAGATGATGATGTACTCATTATTGTAGCTTGTTTCTTCCGTGTAGACGTTTTGGTTCACGGTAAATTTATCGAAATCTGTTTGCGAAGTTACGAATACCCTATCTCGGTAAATAAGGTTGCCATCGTATATTAATTTAAGGCCGTAGAATCGGTTGTTGACTAATGTATAGACCGCCGTGAGATCCATAAAGCCATTACCCTCTGTTATTGTAGGATTGATTTCTTGCTCTGTGTTGGTGCTTTCATCAATCAAATATAGTGTAACGCCATCAAGGTCGTTAACTGCGCTCTGAACGCACCCAGCGGCCTCTAAAGTGCCACCATCAAACAACACACGCTCGAAGTATAAATCCAAATCCTCTGATGAGTAAACGAACTCACGAGGGATTACCGTAATGGTTTGAGGTGAAGCTGATACTTGAAGGATATGCATCTTAAGTAAATAACCTTTTAATTCCGATTTGTTTGAAAATAGAAAAGGGGCCGAAGCCCCCTTAACTATTCTGCCTTGCGGTAGGTTACGAGTTTGAACCCACTACAATCGTTTCAACTGCGCCAGCAAGTCCTGCGAATGGATTGGCAACGGTAGCACCTGCGATGAAGTTAGCAGGAAGTTGCTCCTGTGCCTCCATTGTCAAAGTGTAACCAGATAGGTCACCCATTGCTGCACCAGTTACAATCGTTCCACCAGTTACTTCAGCACCGTTGTTCATTCCCATAAGGAATGCGTTGCCGTTGTAATCTTGTACGATAACGTAAGGGCGGCCATAAGCAAGCAGCTTCAATTCTTTGTTGTCCTCCTTTGTGAGTTTGGTCAACGTCAAATTCAAAGTCTGCGTGAAGAAGGTTGTACCATTCTCACGGCTTGAGTTAAAGGTTTGCTCAAAAGATGAGTTACCTTTTACAAGATATTGGTAAGCAGAGAAAGTACCACTAATGTTGGTAATCTCATCGTTGGTGAGGGTAATCGTACCCAAGTCACCGAAGTCTACAAAGTACACGGCACGGATGCCGCCTACTACGTCTTTACAGGGAACTAACCTGCCTTTTGTTAAATCACACGCCATTGTTTCTTTGTTTTATTAGAATTAAAAAAGGGGGCGAGGACATAGCCCAAGCCCCCCTTGATTTACGTTAGCTCGGATTAAGAGTAAAGAACTACGTCTGAACCGATTCCGTACTGAACTCCTGCGAAGAAACGAAGGATTACGCGGATGTTGTCTGAACCGTCAAGGTCAGCCATATCAAGTACACGAACTTCGTTGCGCTCGTTCAGAAGACCTGTTCCAAAGAATAGGTTTGAAGTCTGAGCAGCGACCATCTTGTTAGAAGGAAGACCGTTGGCCATTGCGACACGGATACCATCGAAGAACAAATCTCCGTTGCCGTACCACATTGTGCCTTTGTTGTCAACACCATTCGCTCCAAGACCTGAAGTTCCGAATCCGCCTAATGCGCGGACGTAAGCCTTAGCTACGTTTTGTGGAACGTAGATGGTCAAGTCCTCCTTGCCGTAAAGGGCAGATGGTATCGCGTCTACAATTTTCCCTAGCTCCACCACAACATTTGAAGCCGTCACGGTGGTAGCGGTTACGTCAATAACGTCTGAGTCAGCAGTCATCAATGAAAGGAATCCGCTAAATTCTCCTGCACTTGCAGCAGTACCGTTCCAAATGTTCTGCTCAATCTTTTGGGCAGTCTTTGAAGCAACGTGTGCAATCAAGAAATCAGCGAAAGAAGCGGGGATGCTATCGTAAGCAGAGAAACCCATTTGACCACCGATCCAAGAATCGTAGTAGTCCTTCTTGCAAAGCTGCAAGTTCACTTGGAATGGCTCAACCTCAAGGATGCGGTCGGTCAAAGTCAAGGTAGAAGTTGCATCAAAATCGCAGGTGGCGTCGCGCACAATTCCGTCAGTATTAACCTTCTGAAGTGTGGTGCGGTAGTTTACGTTTGGAAGGATCTCGATGAGTCCCTTGTCAAGCGTGTCTGCGCTCAAAAGAGCAGCAGAGATGTACTTGCTGGCAAATTGACCAGCGTACGAAGTGGTGATTGAAGTAGTTGTAGCCATTTTTTATTTATTATTTATTCATTCGTGCAAGGACTCGGTCAATAGTCTTTTCGGGACGGTTTGAACTC